AAAGATTGGTGTAACAACCACAACTGATTCACTAGAGCCAAGGAAGCCAAGTGAATTAGATTTTCTATCAGCACATACAGTATTTCTGCATGGACGCGCGGTTCCGATTTATGATCGAACCAAGTTAATGACGAGTTTGCTTTACGCAAATAAGGAGCACATGACTCCAGCAACTACTCTAGAAAGAACAGCAGCAATGCTTAGTATTGGTTGGGTTGATCTCCCTTTCCGAAATTTTTGTAGGGAAGTGATTGATTGGTTGCTTGGGAAGTATGATAAAATCCTTAGTGATGATCCTAAGTGGATTATGGCCAAATGTCAAATACAATCTGATGAGACATATATGAAACTGTTTCTAGGAAAAGGCGATATTTTGTTGTTGCCACAATGTTATATGTACCCTACTGGTTATGCTTTTTGTGCATGTGATGCATGTAAGCAGCAATACCTTTCTGAATGGTTGGATTTTATAGATTTCACTTCAGAGGAGGAACAGGGAAAAACATTGTTTCCGCAATCTCACTTTGGGTACTGCAATTGTGCAGACTGTGAAAAGTTTGAGAAGGACGCTTATGATCACTCTTTTTATTTGCAAAATATTAGAGAGGAAGAAGAAATCATTTTATACGGAGATATTGTAAAGTTGACGCAGCCGTATAAAAGCACGATGAATAGTGCTAAGCCGAAAGGACGGGGGGCCAGAACCCGTAGAAACAGGAATAAAGCCATGACTGCAGGAAAGGGGCAGAGTGGTCAACGTAAAGTTGTCGTTACCCAACAACCAAAGCGGAAGCGAAACCGCAGAAATAAAGCACGTTCAGTTAGACCCTTAGGGAAAGCAGCTGGACCTGGAGGCATGTTGAGAGATGCCCTTGGAGGATTAAATCGAAGAAATTGCGTGGTTCAAGAACACGAATTTATTTTTGATGTAGTTGGCAACGGAACTAGTTTTGGAGTTGTCAATGGGGGAGTACCATTCCCCTTGAATCCTGGGCAGGGAACAACGTTTCCATGGCTCGCTTTACAAGCAAAACAATGGGAGAGGTACAAATTCAAATGGATTGACTTCCGCTATGAACGTGAGGTCTCCGAATATGCTACCGCTGGAACCATTGGGAGAGTTATGTTGAATGTTGATTTGGATGCATCTGATGCACCACCAGCAACTAAG